ATCTGAAGGTGCTTGAAAAATGGTTGCCTCAAGCGTGCCTGACGATTCCGTCACTGGCGAAAGTCAAGGAAGGGCAGGGCGGAAGCGGAACCGGCGACCTGTTCGACGGGTTGCTGGATTACGCAAACGGGCATCCCGGCTAATACCGGAAACCCTCCACCCGTGGGATTCCTACGGCGTGGCAGTGCTCACCGGCAAGATCGTCGTCTGTGAATACACGTACCTTGCGGTCTGGCGGCACTATCAGGATCTGAAGGACGGCGCCAAGCGCGGGATGGTGTTCAGCCCGCCGCATGCGGCGCACTGCATCGAGTTCTTCCCGCGCTACCTCGTTCACGTCGAGGGGCCGCTCGGTGGGCAGCCCTTCGTACTCGATCCGTGGCAGCAGTTCTTCACGGCAGTGCTCGTCGGCTGGCGAAATGCTGACGGCACCCGGCGCTTCCGTACCGGCTACATCGAAGTTGCGCGGAAGAACGGCAAGTCCACGTGGATGGCCGGGCTGGGGTTGTACTTCGTGCGCTTCGACCGGGAGCCCGGCGCCAACGTTCACAGCGTGGCGACGAAGCAAGAGCAGGCGCTTGAGATCTACGATCCGGCGGCGCTTATGGTCAAGAAGAGCAAGGCGCTGTCCGCCGTGCTCAAGGTCTTCGACTCGCGCAAGAAGATCACCAGTATCGATGGTGCCTGCCGCTTCGAGCCGCTGGCGTCCGACTCCGACACGCTCGACGGCCTCAACCCTTCGGTTGCGCTGATCGACGAGCTGCACGCTCACAAGACACGCGGCATCTGGGACGTGATGCGCTCCGCGATGGGCGCCCGGCGGCACCCGCTGCTGCTGGCCATCACAACGGCCGGCTTCATCCCCTACGGGATCTGCACGGAGCAACGCAAGTACCTCGTCCAGATACTGCAGGGCGAGGCGGTCAATGACAGCTATTTCGGCGTCATCTTCACGCTCGACGAAGGCGACGACTGGCGCAAGGAGGCCAACTGGCGCAAGGCAAACCCTGCGCTTGGCTCCGCAAAGAGCCTCGCTTACATGCGCTCCGAAGCGCGGTCGGCGGCCGAGGTGCCCAGCCAGCTCAACAACTTTTTAACGAAAGAGCTGAACGTCTGGTGCAACCAGGCGCAAGCGTGGTTTGACATCTTTGTCTGGGACAAGGGCAGCAAGCCCTTCACGCCCGAAAGCCTGCACGGGCGCGAGTGTTACGGCGGGCTCGACCTGGCCGACACAACCGACCTTGCAGCCTTTGAGCTGGTGTTCCCTCCGGTCGAAGAAGACCCCGACTGGTATCTGCTCTCGTGGGTGTTCTGCCCGGCCGAGAACATCGATCTCCGGGCCAAGCGCGACAAGGTGCTGTATCCGGCCTGGGTCAAGAGTCAGCACCTGATAGCCACCCCGGGCAACGTCACCGACTACGAACGCATCCGCGAGGAAGTGCTCAAGGCTCGTGGCCTGTACGACATACGCGAAGTGGGGATTGACCCGTGGAATGCCACGCACCTCACCAACCAGCTGCTGGAAGACGGCGTGAACATGGTCAAGGTGCCGCAGAACTTCGGCAACTTGTCGGCCCCGTCCAAGCGCCTCGAGGAGCTGGTGCTCTCCAAGCGCCTCCGGCACGGCGGGCACCCCGTCCTGCGCTGGTGTGCAGGCAACGTCACGCTCTTGCGCGACAGCAATGGCAACTACCGCCCGAACAAGGGCAAGAGCACGGAGCGGATTGACCCCGTTGTCGCCGGCATCATTGCCATCGGCCGGGCCATTGCGCACATCGCAGAAGAAAACTACTACGACGGATCGCTTGACCTCCTATGACCATTCGTTCCCGACTCACCGGCTGGCTGCTGCGTGGCATGCACCCGCGCGACCCGGCCCTTGCCGAATGGCTCACGGGCGGCCTGTCCATGGCTGGCGTCCCGGTAACCGTCAATTCAGCCCTGCGCGTCGCGGCTGTCTATTCGTCAGTCCGCGTCCTGGCGGAGACGCTGGCTAGCGTCCCGATCATCGTCTATCGCCGGAAACCGGGCGGCGGCAAAGAGCGCGCAACGGATCACTGGCTGTATCCGCTCCTCCATAACGGCCCCAATGGCTGGATGAGCAGCTTCGCCTGGCGTGAAATGGGCATGGCTCACCTGTGCCTAAAGGGCGCCAGCTACTCCCGTATCGTCGGTGACCCGCGCGGGCGCCGGCAGCTCATCCCCCTCAACCCCGACAACGTTCGCGCTGCGCTGCTCGACAGCGGCAAACTGGCATATCGCGTGCAGACGTCTGCAGGGCAGATCACCCTCCTGCAAGACGAGGTGCTGCGTATCCCCTTCATGACGCTGGACGGCGTCACGCCCCTGACCCCAATCGGCGTGCAGCGCGAAACCATCGGCAGTGCCATTGCCGCCGAAGACTACGGCGCCCGCTTCTGGGCAAACGATGCCCGGCCGACTGGTGGTTGGATCGAATGGGAGAAAGACTTCAAGGACGATACCGCCCGCAAGAGCTTCCGCGAGCAGTGGCAAGAGAGCATGAACGGCGCCAACCGGCACAAGACGGCCATGCTCAAGCCGGGCATGAAGTACAACAGTTTCGCGCTCAACATGGCCGATGCCCAGTACATCGAGAGCACCAAGCTGCACCGAACCCAGATCGCCAGCATCTACCGCGTGCCGCCGCACATGATCGGCGACCTGGAGCGTGCCACGTTCAGCAACATCGAGCAGCAGAGCATTGACTTCGTGGTGTACACCATGCAGCCCTACTTCGCGCGATGGGAACAAGAACTCTCCCGCGGCCTGCTCTCTGAAAAAGAGCAGGAAACCTACTACGTAGAGTTCCTGGTCGATGGCCTGCTACGCGGTGACGCTGCCGCCCGCGCCAACTATTTCCGCACCGCCATCCTCACGGGCTGGATGAATCGTAACGAAGTCCGCGAAATCGAGAACATGAACAAGGCCGAAGGGCTCGACGAGTTCTTGAGCCCCCTCAACATGACGCCGGCTGATCTGCTGGCCGACGCCATAAAAGGAAAGATGCAATGAGCGATATCGAACGCCGGTTTTTTGTCTGCGACGCCCTCAAGATCGAAATGCGCGCCAAGGGCGGCAAGGATGTCCCGGTTATTCGCGGGCATGCTGCCGTCTTCAATCAGCTCTCCGAAGACCTCGGCGGCTTCCGCGAACAGATCGCCCCGGGCGCCTTCGCCGAAGCCATTGCCGCCGACGACGTCCGCGCCCTGTGGAATCACAACGCCGACTATGTCCTCGGCCGAAACCGCTCCGGCACCCTCGTGCTGGCCGAAGACGTGCGCGGCCTGGCCATCGAAATTGATCCGCCCGACACCCAGTGGGCACGCGACCTGCTCGTCAGCATGGAGCGCGGCGACGTCAACCAGATGTCCTTCGGCTTCAGCTTGCGCCCCAACGGGCAAGACTGGGCCAAGGACGATGCTGGCCAGGTCATCCGCACCCTCAAGCGCGTCCGCCTGTTTGACGTCTCGCCGGTCACTTACCCGGCTTACCCGCAAACCGATGTTGCCGTCCGCGAGCTGCGCACCTGGTCGGATAGCCAAGGCACCGGCGCGCTGGCCCAACAAGAGGCCGCCCTGCAGCACATCAAGAATCTGCGCATGCGCCTCGATCTCTGCAACTAGATCCACTTACCCCAATTCAAGGGCCGCCCGGGAAACCGCGTGGCCCTTTGCTTTTGCAGCGCCCCGCCAACCACACAGGAGTATCCGCATCATGACCAAGCGCCTCAACGAGCTGCGTCACCAGCGTAGCCAACTCGTCGAGCAGGCCCGTACCCTGCTCGACAAAGCCAGCGCTGAAAAGCGTGGCATGACCGCCGAAGAGGAGGCCCAGCACACCAAGCTGTTCACTGAGCAAGACCAGTTGCGCGGCACCATCGCCGCCGAAGAGCGTCAAATTGATCTCGAACGCAGTCTTGCCGGCCAGCAGCTCGACGAAAAGCGTAACAACCCGGCCAGCCCGGCTGATGGCACAGGCCGCAACAGCGCTGCTTACAGCGAAGCCTTCCGCAGCTTGCTGCTCAATGGTCGTAACAGCCTGACCGGCGAACAGCTTCGTGCCCTCTCGGCCGATGTCTCTCCCCAGGGTGGCTTTACCATCGTCCCGGAACAGTTCCTGGACATGCTCATCAAGGGCGTGGATGACGAAGTTTTCGTGCGCAAGTACGCCACCGTCCACCGGCTGGTCAAGGCCGCCACCATCGGCTCGCCGACCCTCGACAACGATCCGGCCGACGCCGACTGGACCAGCGAAATTTCCACCGGCTCCGAAGACAGCGCTATGTCCTTCGGCAAGCGCGAAATGTCCTGCGCGCCCCTGGCCAAGCGTATCAAGATCAGCAACAAGCTCATCGCCAATGCAGCAATGCCCATTGAAGCGCTGGTGGCCAGCCGGCTGGGCTACAAGTTTGGCATTTCGCAGGAAAAGGGCTTCCTGCTCGGCTCCGGTGCCAATCAGCCCCTTGGCATCTTCACGCCCCACAGCTCGGGTATCCCCGTCGCACGCGATGTGTCGAACGGCAACACCGCCGCGAGCATGACCTTCGACGGCCTGATTTCGGCCAAGTATTCGCTCAAGAGCCAGCACCAAAAAGAAGCCCGTTGGCTGTTCCATCGCGACGGCATTGCCCAGATCGCCAAGCTCAAGGACACCACCAACCAGTACCTCTGGAATCCCTCCCGCAAGGAAGGCGAGCCGGACATGGTGCTCGGCCTGCCGGTCGACATGTCCGAATACGTGCCCAACACCTTCACCACCGGCAAGTATGTCGGCGTGCTTGCCAACTGGAAGCACTACTGGATTGTCGATTCCATGGACATGCAGATCCAGGTGCTCAAGGAGCTCTACGCCGAAACCAACCAGACCGGCTACATCGGCCGTCTTGAGTGCGACGGCACCCCGGTCCTCCCCGAAGCCTTCGCCCGCGTCAAGCTCGCCTAAGTTTCCGTCAACTGTCTGCACGGCATGCCGTGCAGGCGTCTGCACACCCGAGAGGTAACCCATGCAGGACATCAAAAACACCCTGGACTTCGTTCAGTCCCTGGCCCCTGCCGCCCGCATTGCGACGGCTAACGGAACGGGCGTCGATACCGTCAACTACAACGCCTCTGCAGTGATCTTCGAGGCGGGTGTCGTCACTGACGGAACGCACACCCCGACCGTCACCGAGTCCGACGACAACGTGACCTTTACCGCGGTCGCGGCAGGTGACCTCATCGGCACGCTGGCCAACATGGCCAGCAACACGGTGCAAAAGGTCGGCTACATGGGCCGCAAGCGCTACATCCGTGCCAACTACACCGTTGCGGGTGCAACCACCGGCGCCGTTACCAGCGCCCTGGTAATTGGCGGCAATGCCCGCCGTCAGCCGCTCTGATCCCTCGATAACCAATAAGCCGGGCCACCGCCCGGCAGGAGATTGTCATGAAAATCAAAATGAAAACGGTCAGTGCCGGCCCTGATGGTTACTGGCCCATTGGTACGATTCTGGAGGTGGGCAAGGATGTCGACAAGAAGGAAGCCAAGGCCCTGACTGACGGTGGCTATGCCGAATTGGTGGTTGAACCCGAGGCGCCGCCCGAGGAGTAACCGCCATGGTTTTCAAACTGGTGGCCGGCCCGGCAGACGACATCATCAGCCTGGAGGCGGCGCGCAAATGGCTGCGGATTGATGGGCACGATGAGGATGTTGATCTATTGGACATGCTCTCCGCCATCTGCCGGGCCGCCGAAGGCGCCACCGGGCGAGCGCTCAGTCCGCAAACCTGGGATGTCGTCCTTGATGCCTTCCCTTGCGGCCCTGTCCGGCTGCCCATGCCGCCGGTCCAGTCAATCGAGAGCGTGACATACGTCGACAGCAATGGTGTCGTGCAGCCGCTGCTTTCCAGCGCCTGGCTACTCGATGCCGACTCGGAGCCTGGCTGGCTCTTTCCGGCGTATGGAACCACGTGGCCCAGTACCCGTGCCGTGCCGAATGCAGTCCGTATCCGTGTGGCCTGTGGCTACCCGCAGGGGGGAATCCCAGCCTCCATTGTCCTGTGGATTCGCGCCCAGCTCGCCCATGGCTGGGACAACCGGGACGGCGGCCTGAAGCTATTGCCCGAAGTTTCCGGGCTGCTCGATCACTTTATCGTTCTCAACATTTCCTGAAAGGTTTTCCATGTTCAACCCCATCCGTACCCTCGGCCGCAGCATTGCGGCGGTCGCCCTGTGCGCTTTCGCTGCCGTCGCCTCTGCTGGCGCCCTCACAGACTTCGGCGAAAACAAGCTCGCTGATGCACTCCTGCGCGGTCAGGCCATCGGCACGCCGGCTACCTGGTATGTCGCCCTGTACACCGACACCTGCACCGATGCCGGCCCCGGCACCGAGGTGTCTACGTCGGGCACGGCCTACGCCCGGCAGCCCGTTACTGCTGCGCTCACGTCCTGGGCCGGCACGCAGGCCGCCGCCTCGACGGTGGCCTCGACAGGCACCGGCGGCACTACCTCCAATAACGCCGTCATCACGTACCCGGCCAGCACGGCAGCCTGGGGCACTATCCAGAGCGTCGGGTGGACGGATGCCAGCACTGCAGGTAACCGCTGGATCTGCATCAACCTGACAGCCTCCCTGGCCGTGTCCGGGGTCGGCTTTACCGTGTCCTTCCCCGCCGCAACGCTGCAGTTCCAGATCGACAACTAACCGCCCGGTCCCGATGCCATCATGACGATTACAGCTGACCGAGTACTCGAAACCAGTGTCAGCACCGGCACCGGGTCCGTGTCCCTGTCCGGGGCTACTGTCGGGTGCCGGACGTTCGGCATCTCCTTTGGCCTTGCTACCAGCCTGTGGTATGCGATTGAACTAGTGGGCGGTGCGGAGTGGGAAGTTGGCATCGGCCACCTGTCCGACGCCGCCACGCTTGTCCGCGATGTTGTGCTGTCCAGCAGCAATGCCGGCGCCGCGGTGGCCTTCTCGGCGGGCACCAAAAACGTCTACGCCACGGTCCCGGCCGATGCCCTTAACCGGGGTGTGCCCGTTGTCTCGGCCGTGCGTTACGTAGCGCCGGCCGGCGGCAACGATGCTACGGCAGTGGTAGGCGACATCACAAAACCCTATGCCACGGTGCGGGCCGCAGTCGACGCCGCTGTCATCGGCGACACCGTGCAACTGCTGCCCGGCACGCATATCGGCGTTGCGCCGCTGGTGCTGAAGAAGAGCGTCACCCTCAAGGGGAGTGGTCGGGGTAGCACCACGCTCACATTCGATGGCGCTTTCCCGATGCAAAAGGTCGGTGCCACGCTGCCCTCGCAGCACGGTGGCCAGATCCAGCCGGCGGCAGGCGAGTCTGGTGTCGACTGCTGCTACGTCGATGATATGACCGTCATCCTCGGCATGAATGCGGTGGGTGAGTACGCGTTCATTACCGGTGTCAACACCTGCGCCGGAACAGCCATCGTCGGTACCGGCGCGTCGTACATCGACATGCGCGTGCACAACTGCCGGCTCGCTGGTGTGTCGGATGTGCACTGCAGTCTGGATGCCAAGCAGCGCACGTACTACACCGCCTGCTCCCTGGAGACGTCCTACGATTTCTGCCATCTGATCGGCCCGACCAACAGCGCGCACCTCACGCTGACGGCCTGCGATCTGACGTATCGGCCCTGGTATGACCTCGCCAACAGCATCGGCGGCGCCGTCGATACCTATATCCGTGTCCGGAGCGGCA